CAATCGCCCAAACGCTGTTTCGGAATGCAGGTTCGCGCTATTGCGCCGCGAGAATACCTGAACGGGCGAGTCCGCCGTCCTATCATTATCGACAACAACGCCGTAGATGTCCGATTGGTATGGGCGCGCATACGCACACGATGCCAGCAAAGTAAGAACGTCCTGCGTGCGCGTATCGTTGATGATCGCGTCGCACGTCCAATTATTATCCCGGCATAAAGTGCGCCAAGCGACCAGCGCATCATCGTCGCGCAGATCGTCCGGCAAAGGATCTAGGTTCTGGCTCCCGCTCAAAACGTCGCGGTAATGCGGCGCTGGATTTGAGCTTGTCGTCCATGCCGTCCAGTCCGAACCATCCCAGTCCTGCACATAGCCAGAAGCTTTTATTGAAAGCTGCCTGACAGATCGGTTGAGCGCGGTTAGCGCCACCAGCGCAACCTCTCCCGCTTGTGATAGCGGCGGTTCGTTCCATATCGAGACCACGCGCGTCAGCAACACGCGGTCGGAGATATTTGAATGGTTCTGGAAAATCTTGAATCCACCGGAACTGAAATACCAGAATGGATCAATGGTGCCTACGAAGCCGCTATAGTTGTAATTAGTAATATTAAAAGAACTGCTGATCAAAGTCGTGCCGCGCTTTAATTGAATCTCATAGATGCCTTTCGGAAAAGTATTCTCGTCCAAATATACTTCGCAGCGATTGTCGAACAGATTGATATTGCGCAATCGCGTCGTCGCAGTACCGCCGTTGATCAGGTAAGCGTTACCGCTGCCATCATCGAAATAGGAATCGGCTGTCCATTGCCGTTCTGGAGGCGTTGGTGGCGTCTGTGCCGATCCACCAGCATTATATCGCGCGCCCCAAAATCCGGCGCTCGACGAAGATGGCGGGTCCTGCAAAAGCTCGGCAGCTTGCCACTTAAAAAGTATGGCGACTCGTCGCTGGTTCGTTGCGTTGAACTGATAAAAAAGCTCAGGAAGATTAATCCAAGTGGTATCGCCCTTCATGCGGAAACGAACGCGCAGCGGAACGGATGCAAACGCATTGCTGCCGGGATAAATTCCGCCGGGGAAAAGCAGATGTAGCCATATTTCGTCGGGCGAGCTGCGAGAGGCAACGCCATGCCAAACCGGCAAATCTGTTTCAGGCAAGCTTTGGTGACTGAGCAATTGCCCGTCGCCCTGTATCGACGTGTCCGACAATTCCAGATTGGGCGCTGTCGTTCTGCCCTGCCGCGTTATTAGCGATTGCTGCGTATCGCTGGGCCAGCCTTCGCGCGTTTCAAATTCAATATCTTCCGCCTCGATAAGCGGGCCGCCATCGATACGAATATCCTCAAGCTTGTGCGGGCCATTGAGGATATAGAGCGCTTCGACAACTTCGTCCTGATCGACGAGCTCCACGACCGGCTCGCACGCGAGCGGTGGAAAGACCTTGCGCGTTCCGATAACGCGAGGAATCGACCCGCCTCTATCGAGGACATTTCCGCTTGCTGCCGCCGCCTCGGCCTGTTCGGAGTTCGTACCGCCAGCATCGACGCCCGCTGCTGACGTTGGCGGTGCCGTTAATGCCGAAAGCGCAAGAGCGCCAGCGATGCCCACTGCGCCGGCCAATACCTGAGCGCCGGTAATGCCCAAGAAACTTGCCGCCGCGAACTCGCCGAGGAACGCCGGGATCAAAGCGCCAGAGGCGATGCCCGCGGTTACGATTGTAAGAGCAATAGCGCCGACGAGCGCCCCGATTTGCTTGCCAGTTGCGCCACCTGCGCCGCCACTATGCGGCGCAAGGTGCATCTTAACCGCGATGGGAAGCTCAGCGCGTGTCGGCTTGGGCCGAACCATCGCCCACATTTCGCGCGGCACGATTTCGCCATTGATGCAGACATAGCCGTCCCCGTGAAAATTGGGCGGCAGAACCGGGCATGACTTGACGATCTCAAGAACCGTAGAGCCCGGCGGGCGATGCTCGATCCAGCATTTGCCGCTGAAATCGAAGGGCGCGCGGTATGCGACCGGGACAATAAGATCATGCTGCATTGCGAATTAAATCCCGGTGGCGATAGAATCGCGGATTGCGAAAAATAATACTTTCGTGTTTCACCGGCACCATAACCGCGCTGATCTTTTCCTCAATATGCAAAAGATGATCCGGCCCGCACATAATGCCGACATGGATCGGAGAATGCCGGCGGTGCATGACGACGACATCGAAAGCCTTTCTTGCCTCTGGCAGAACCAGCACCCAAGGATCGATGCTGCTTTCCTTCGCGATTAGTCCAGCGACTTTTTGCAGATCGAGCGCCGATGTCTCCCCATAGGCCGGAAGCTCGACGCCCTTTTCCTCGCGCATAACCAATTGCACAAGTCCCCAGCAATCGACGCCAGCAAAATCTCGTCCATGATCCTTAAATGGAAGACCGACGTAGCGTGCGGCCCATGCAATCGTCATCGGAATAGTCCCGGGCAAAGCATTTGCGTTGCCCTTTTCCCCGGCCATACCCGTTGCAGATAATCCCAGCCGACGATGTCGCCGCTGACGACCATGTAATCAACTTTGACGTTGATCAGAAAAGCTCGCGAGAAAGAATAGACGACCGTGGTTGGCGGCGATCCACCCGAAAGCTCGACGCGCGGATCGACAGCCGTATTAAAATCCGCAGACGATAAGACCTCAAGCTTCAACCTGGGTGGCGCGACGAGGCTGCGGATCGTTTCGCCGATACGCGAATCTATATTCTGGATCGCAAGCTGCGCTTTCGGCGGGCCTTCGTCGTCCGACAAAATCTGGATATCGAATGGGAAGCCGGTAAAGGTGAAGCCCCCATAAATATAATCCTTGGTATCCCAGACGACACGGATCGGATCGGAGAGCTTGCTATGCGTGATGGTTAGAAAGCAGATATCCGCTTCGCCGGAAAATTGCGCTTCGATCTCCTTGCGAAATGAAAGCTGGATATCGCGGGGCATTATGGCAACCGTACAAGCTGAAAGCTCACCGAATGAAAGCCGGGTGACGTGCGCGTGATGCGAGGATCGCTGGCAAACATCCAACTATAATTTGTCTTGGTGACAGGATGGTTCATCGTAAACGGCAGCGAGCCGTCCTTTAGTGTCGTCTCGTGAAACGCTTTGAACGACGCGAGCTGCGCGGTAGAGAACCGCCACGTTGTATCCGTTATCCAGCCTTTCGCCGTCGAGCGTCGCCGATACTTTGGCGGGCCGACCTCTGGCTGAAACTTAGCGACGTTTGGCTGCGGCGTTTCTTCGAAGCCATTAAGGATAGGGCATTGCGGAATCGTGGAAGGCCAAGCTGCTGTTGTCATCGTGATTTCACCGCGCGTAGGCCATAGCGACCGCGTTGAACGTCATCAAAGCCGCCTTTCGAGAAATGCTTTTTGACGACGCCGATAATCAGTTCCTCTCCATTGGGTCCAGAACGCTGCTCTTGCGTCGTCTCGGTATCTTGCGATGCGTAGTTATTAACCAAGACTTTAAGGCCAGCCGCCGAGCCGCTTCGCGTCACCTGATTGGGAACGATAGTGCCAGCGCCCTTGGGAACGAAAAGCTCAGGGCCATGCTCGCCGACGACATACGGCGTATTAGCGCTAACCGGCCCGCCCGCCGCTTTGCCGCCGCCAAACCCTGATGGCGATCCGCCACCAAAAAGGAAATTGAAACCGCCGCCACCACTTCCAAACAAGCCCGATAACGCGCCTGCGAGCGGGCCAGTTACCGACATGCGCAGCGTCAGGCGAACCAGATCGCGGATGATCGAATCCGTCATTGACTTAAAAGCATCTTGGAACGTCCGCGTGCCGGTAGCGAAATCGGCGAAATTGTTTTCGAAGCTCGTAAATGATGAAGTAACGATGGAATCGAATTGCTTAAAGCCGTTCGCCGCATCCAACCCGAACCGCGTAAGCTCCGGCAGCTTTGATGCCGAGACGATCATAGCCTCATAAGCATCTTTCGATTCCTTGACTGCTTTCGCCCGCGCCCGCTCCGCTTCGGTGTTATCGATAATGCCTTTGTTCACATCAAGCTGGATGCGCGCAAGTCTCGCGTTCAATATTTCCTGTTCCGAGGCGACACCAAGGCTTACACGCACCGCTGTATTCTGTTCCAGCTGCGCGACGTTAAACGCTTGTAGCGCTCGCACGCGGGCGGCACCTAGCCTCACATCGTCCTGAACAGCTTTATCTAATTGCAGTGTCTTTTGTCTCAACAAATCTTGTTGCGTCGCCGCGTCGCCGAGAACGCCGACGAACCGTTCCTGAAACGTCAGATTGGCAGCAACCGCATCTTTCTCCTGCTGCAATGCCTCTGCCGCTTCCAGCGTGCGCTTGATATCTGCCGAAGGGCGGGCCTGCGGGATAGCCGTCCTGACTTCGAATTGCGTTAGGCCAGATTCATCGACACCCGATGCACCGCTACCGCGCCCGCGTTGCGGAGAAACGGCGAGCCCTGGAACTTGCAGATTGGAAAGATTTTCGTTGCCGGTTTTGCCGCCGCTTAACTTGCTGAGATCGATATTGCGAGCAGCTTGGGCGATATCGTTCAGCTTCTGCGCTATGAAAGCGATTACCTGCGCGGTTTCTTTTTGCGCCTGCAATTGTGTTTCGGCAAACGCCTGCCCGAAAAGGTTGTCACTTTTCTTTTTGATCTCGTCGATATCTTTTTTCAGTTGGACGATGCGATCATTCAGTCCTTTGTCAACGCCCTTGCCGAGCGCTTCGAGGCTGTCGCCAGCGGCTTTGATACCGCCCTTGCCTGCTAGGTCTTGCAGAATACGACCGACTTCAATTTGCCGTTTGCCGAACAGATCGGACGCGAAAGCATTTTTCTGAAACTGATCGGCAAGACCATCGTAAGCCTTGATGACAATATCGATGGCTTCCGCCGTGCTATTGGCGTTCGTGACTTGCCGGATCAGCGCTGGATTGATCTTCGCCAGCGCGTCGTAAAGCGGGCCTGTGCCCTTCGATTTCAGTTCATCGATAGCGACGGTCATGCGCTCGATGCCGCGCTCAGCTTTTTCGAAATCGACGCCGGTTGCGGTGGCTGACTGGCCCAAAGCTTTAAGCTGGTTAAGCGTGAAGCCTGTCGTCTCTGCCGCCTCTTTCATCGCCTTTTGTTTTTCGACAAACTTGTCTGTCTTGTCGTTCAAAAATCCAATCGCCAGCGTCGCCGCGCCGATACCAGCGGCGACGGTTAATCCCACCGGGCCAAGAGCGCTAAATATTCCACCGATAGGCCCTGCCGATGCAGCGAATCGAGAAACAAAGCCGGAAAATTCCTGCTCGATTTTTGAATTCATCTGCGAGAATCGAGTCTCGATAGCCTTCGTCTGCGTGTCCGCGATCTTAACCGCGTCCTTCATGTCCTTTTCGAACTTGGTCAGTTGCGCGGACAGCGCGACGACGAGCGCGGCAGTATCAGCCATTTAATTCGGCCTCGCCGCACGCAAGTGATCATAGTCGAGCAGCATTTGATCGAACTCCTGATCCGTTGGTGCTTCTAATTTCTGTTCTGGATTGTTCGCGTAGTTGACGCCATCGATGCACGCCGCCAATTCCCACATCGTCATCTCGTCTAGTTCACGCGGCGAGAATCCGACTGCTGCTCCGAGCCCGTAGATAACGGAGCGCTTGTACCGTCCGTCGTCCCGGAAGATGGAGCGTCCTGCGCCTTCGCTCCCGCTGGTGTTTTTTTTTCTGGATTATCGTCTTGCACGCCGACGAGCGCGGCCATGATGACGGCTTGCGCGGGCAGGACGTTTTCGGCGAACGGGCGATCATCCACATAACGATTGATGAGCGTCATCGCTCGTTCCGGTATCGCGCCGCCGCCGATAAGTCCGAGCCTGAGGGTTTCCCGTATGTCGTTGAAATGCCACTTGCCGTTTGCCAAGCGCGTATAGATTTCGGCAAAGCCGCAGCCGCATTTTTCCTCAAGCTCAAGCACGCATTTCAGTTTCGCAACATTGAATTTATGCGTGCCGTCTGCCCACTGTAGTTCGATTTCGCCACTAGGCATTAGCTTACGCTGCGACGAACGCCAGCGCCCCGTTGTTGACCATCGTTACGTCGATGTTCACTTTCTGACCGCGCACGCCGCTATAGGAGAGCTTCGACAGGATGAACGCGCCCTGCAAATAGCCCAAGCCCAGCGGCGACGTTGTCGGAGAGACAAGCTGGATACGCGCTTGCCGTTCTGTCGCGCCGAGAAACCAATCAAGCCACGTGTGGAAACTCTCGACGGCCATCACGCCGCTGCCGGTAACTTCGGCAGACAGCGAATTGACGTCTTTCGCCTCCCAAGCTGGCAAGCTCGGATCGGTACAATCGGGGATGAGCGTCGTGTTCGTCGAGGCATTCAGATCAAAGTTTTTCGTCGTCAGGCCGCACGGCTCCGAGAACACATCGGGCGAGCCGGGGCTATCGCCGCCCGTGCCGATTAGCACGAGCAGTTTAGTGCCGGGAATAACAGTAGGTTGCGCCATAGGGGCTTCTCCTTGGTTAGGCCAGTTGAATCAAAAAGCGGAAACTCAACACGCAGTGAGCAGTGATTCCATCTGGGTCTGGAAGATGATTGATAGAACTAATTTCCGTAACGATCACGGCATAGTTCGACACAGCGATATCTTGGTCGTCGAGCGCGGCGACTATCGCCTTGCTCAATTGCTTGGCTTTCGGGGTGGTCGGATCACGCGCCCAGCCATCGATTTGATAAAAGACTTCCGTCCCGTCGATGCATTCGGCCTTGTCTGGCAAGACCTGAACAGGTCCGAGCGATATATACGGAAACGTCGGACCTTCCGGCACCCCGCCATAGACTCGCGCCCCCACTAATGCCGCAACCCCTGCATCTGCCTTTAATTTACTGATCAGCGCGGCGTGCAATTCAAGGGACGGATCAGACATTGCCGCCCCCTTGCGCTGCCGAATATTTCTTTATTTGCAGGGAAATGCGCCGCTTCATGCTGGCGACGATTTTCTTCTTCATGAGCCGGTAGGTCGGAAAGAAAAACGGCTGCGCTCCATTCTGTTGCGTGCCGAACTCAGCGGCTCGCGAATAATCGAACTCGCGTCCAGATACGCCTTTGCGCGTCGTCGTCGAGCCACCGGCGATAACGCGGACAATCGTTTCCTTATTGCCCGGTTTAACGCCCACCGACGCCTTCAACGCGCCGGGGGTAA